TTAGCGTAACACCAATCTAAAAACTTTATCCCGAGAGGAAGCACACTAGTTTGGATGCGATGCGTGTAATACGGATATGGGATAGGTGTGCGACCGTCTATCTGCGCCAGATATAATCCAGCTCTTAATCTCTGTTTCTTAGTATTAGCCATGAATCACCTCGACATTAGTGAGGGGGTGGATTAAGCACCCCCTCATCTGTTGCATCACTCGCTAGCAGCAGTGATGTACTTGCCGAACTTCTGGTGGAACTCATTCCAATTCTTAAGTTCCTTGTAAACCAAAGGCAGTCGATATGTCACTACCGCTGTACGCATGCCCATGATGATCAACTCTGTGCCCAGGTTGTCCATGATAAAGCGTAGCATGGTGTCAGCGTATCCATGCCATTTCTTGTTGTCTTGCCGACCTACGTTATCAAAGCGTTCCTTGAGCTCATAGCAAAGATTAACGATCAACGTGTACTGCGCTGAAATCTCTTTGACTTTAAGATCCGTTACCTTGCCATCGAGGATATCTCCAGCTTTAGGAAGCTGTCCAGACCACTTGCGGTGACCGTTGAACTTGGCAGCAATGCCTTCGCCTACAGTGCCGGAAATAACGTCCATGACCTGTTTGTCATCCATGCGTTCTCCGAGGATGTCGCTAACGAACGTCCAAGAACGAGGAGTTGCAAACGAACGGCTCGAGCTGGTTGGATTGAAGTCAAACAAGTCAATCTTGTGATCTGAGAGATAACCGATCACATCTGAATGGATGTTGTGCGTGACCGCCCATGTGAGCCAGCTCTCAAAATCAACACGCATCTCAAAGTGTACAAAGCGGTTAGCCAATGGAGCAGGCATGCGATAGGTAACACCCTTGTCAGTCTCGCGGTTACCAGCAGCGATGATCACCACGTTGTCTGGTAGCTTGTACTGTCCAATCCGACGGTTGAGGATCAGCTGGTAAGCTGCACTCTGCACTGCCGGCGGAGCACTGTTCATCTCGTCGAGGAACAACACGATGTGTTTATGCTGTGCAGCAAGTTCCGGGCTAGGAAGATCTACTGGTGGTGCCCAATCCATCGTATTAGTCTGTGGATTATAAAAACCAATACCACGCAAATCGGTAGGATCTAACAATGCCATGCGCAAGTCAATGACAAGAGCACCAAGTTCGTCACCGATATCCTGCACCAGCTCACTCTTTCCGATGCCCGGAGGTCCCCAGAGGAACACTGGCCGCTGTCTTTTCACGGCAGTTAATTTGAGAAGCTCACGAGCTTCTTCGCTAGTGACAGTACGTGCGTCTGACAGCGCAGACTTTGTAGATGCGTTAGACATATATGTAACTCCTAATCAGTTTCAATATAACAATATTAACACAAGTAACCGTCGTGTCAACCACTATTTTCACGCAGCCTTCTCTAGCATGTTTGCAGGAACACGCCATGTGGTCATGCCGCACTTAACGCTCACAAACTTTTGGGCGACCTTAACAACCTGCCCAACTTCAGCACGTCCGGAACGTCCGGTGAACTTAACCTGATCGCCCAGTCGATAACTCCAAATATTCTTTTTGACCAATTTGGCCCGGGCATACTTCAATGCAGCAGCCATGCTGCTGATTTCGTCGTTGTTCCAGCTTTGGTATGTAATAGCGGAATTGATCTGCTGCGCTGTAAGTTCGTTAGCCATGTGCTTTGCTCCTGGTTTGTTGTTTACTGCTTATATTCTTAATATAAAGCCAAACGATGAGACGTCAACCAGAAATATTCCAAAATCTCAGATTTTTTTTAGTATATCAGTGTGAAACGTGGCTGTGTGCAGCAAGGAAAGCAGACAGTTCGCCATCATATAGCATAAGTTGTGCAGCTACTTCTTGAGAGAATAGGTGCAGTATCACCTGCCCATTGGGATTAGAAACGAAGTATGGGCTTTCCAGATAACGGTCCATGGCGATCAACACCGCACCTGTCTTGGTTTCTGTGTTTTTGATCTTTATATGCCAATGCGGATATCCGATCTCTCTGAGTACTTCGAAACCAAATTGGGTGAGCCTGTATCCGCCTTCAGGCATTATGTTGCGCCAGATCTGATTATATAGAGATTCTATCTCAGCTAGATCTCGTCCTAACGAGATACACCAATCAAGGGTTAGCTGGCGTTTGTTTCTCATCCGAATATATCTTGACGCCCTTGTCTAACAATACTACTGAGAACTTATCGGTCTTAAACAGCTTGCCTAGCTTCTTGGCTAGATTAATAGCGTGACCTGGGTTACTGAACGAAACTTTCTTATACTTAGGACCAGGGTATCCTACTAGGCTATTGAAGCTTTTGAGGTTGATAGGTTTATCATCGTAGTAAACCGCCCAGATTCCTTGGCTAGCGAGGATCTGTTCGCTCTTGTAGTTCGTCTTGTTAGTGAACTCTAGTATCACCTGCGGCTTGGGTCTGCTCATAACTGTTTCCAAATATATACAGTTATTTATCACGAGACTAGAACCCTTGGGACTTAATCTCCACCGATAATTCACCTGTTTGCTGCTGATTTTGCAGCTGAACTATCAAAGCCAGCAGTGTTTCTAGCTCGTGATTGAGATTACGAGCATCTTGTGCCGCTAACACTAGTTGATTAGCTTTAACCGCGTTCATCGCTCGTATCTTATCATTGAACGCTCGTATGGCATTGGTGTTAATCATCTGCTAATCTCAACCTTTCTCGCATCTCGAGCTTGTTCTTGAAAGGTCCTTGCCATTCATTGTTGGTCAGAGTAGTCAGCTTAGGACAGTGGCTATGTACCCAACCATGTTCAAACTTGACGATGTAGTAACCCGCAGCATGCAAGCTCTTGCTCTTTTCAGTCTTGGTGAACAACGGCAGCTTCTTCTTGACATCCCATATGGAATTATAAGGTGTGCAGTTGGTTGGATACCCTTCGACTTCGTGTGCTACATCTGGTTGATCTTCTTTAGATCTGCTAGCTGATAAGCCCAAAGCATCCTCTGCCATCTCGTAGCTGTCATAGGTCTTGACATCACCGTCAAAGGTTGCTAGGATCTTCCCGCCCTGGATAGCCTGCAATGCACCTTTCCTCTGTCCTGCGGGATCTTCTACGATCCAGAACTTTCCTGGCATCACAGCCTTAGCTATCATGGTCATTTGGATATCCCCTTTTCATCCAATCGGCGTAGCTAGCAGCTTGCTCTGCGATACGATTGAGCTCGTACTTCCCACAGAACTTCATCAAGTGGCTACCTACCTGTCCTTGGATCTTGTGTTGTAATTGTTCTTTGATACCAGTGTCAAAGGAATTTCTCAAATCATCTGGTTGTGCAGTGAGATCGATCAATATACGATTGCGTTCATAATCATCTAGCACTCGATGTTCAGCACCTTCGGGATCAGTCCAACGCTGTAACATCATGTTATTCCAATTGAAGCCTTTCTTGCCCATGTCAGCGAACGCTTCTTCGAGGCCGACTTTATTCTTAGTACCTTTGCTACGCACGCCAGGATAAGCACTGAACACGTTGTCGCTGCTATCTCCCCGCATGCACTTCTCAAACAGCACAAAACGAGGGTCACCAATGGTCTTTTGCTTGCCGGTCTTCTTGTCTATCACCGGCTTCATCTTCTCATTGAAGATGCCATTGATGTTGATCCATTCACTGGTGATACCGTTGAATTGGGTCACCTTGTCTGTGATCAACTGATGGAAGTCACTATCACTGCTGATGATCACGTGTTCGTCATTAGGGTGCAATGCGACGAAACGTGCGATGCAGTCGTCAGCTTCTGCTTGTTCTACTTTAAGCACCGAACAGTTGGTCTTGTTGAGAAAGAACTCGCACATGTCGTCATAGGCTTCGTAGAACATCTTGTCCTCTTCAGCTTGATCGCCTGTCATGCTTTCACGAGCTGCTTGCCTGTTGCGCTTGTAAGGACCATAGAAATCTTTGCGCCAACTACGGCGTTCTAGGCAAAAGACCACATGGTCGCCTCCTAGATCCTTGATCGCTTTGTGTATGCTCGCCATGGTTAGATGGATCGCGAAACCAATCTTGGTCCACTGATCGCTGCCTCGAGCAGCCACATGACGAGCGCGGAAGAACGTGTTTGAAGCGTCTACTAAAAGGTATTTCATATTCTCACTATACAATCTTTAACAAAGGTGTCAACCGGTTTGCTAGGATACCTGACCAAGCACTGTGGGCGTCTGGGCCAAAATGTTGATCTCGGCTCTTGCCATGACCGTTAAGCACTGCCCATTCACTGTAGCTCATCTCAGCGTTATAAGGATCCAAATAACATCCACGCCAATCAGTTTTAGTATTTTGGTTCGGACTAAAATGCCACATTGCATTGAAGAATAGATGCGGTATACGATGCATTTTTAATTTTTGATGCATTTCATAGATCTTAGCGTGTGCTTCAGCTTCTTTTTTATAATAATCTAGATTGGCTATGTATGATCTATAACGATCGCGCCATTTATCAGGAACAGAGTCAACGCCAGCAGCAGTGACCTGTACCCATTCGTTGGCTTCATCATCCCACCATTCTTCCCTTTCCCAAGTGCTCCAACCAATGACCACTACAGTATAAGGATAACCAAGATCACCACGTCTGTCGATGAATTCATTGGTTGTTCTTATGATTCGATCATTGCTAGCACTGGTCTGGGCGTCACATTTCAATCCTAGACCTAGATTCTTGCTAAGCCGCATGCCCCATGAAACAGCTAGATTGTCTGGATGTGGTCGCCGGCCTTGGACAACGTACTGAATGTCATCATTGGCAAAAGAATATGTATTTACTGCTTCTGCTGCTGCGGTATGGCTGTCACCATTAACATATAGTATCATGACACTTCCGTCTTGCCGTCACCCCTGTCCTTGCGATTGATGTAGCGTACTACGTTGTCACCACGCGGAATGTTAGCTTGTTCTTGCTCATATGTTTCAAGCACAACATGCCTGCAAACATCCTGGAACCATTGGTCTACCAGATCTTCTTCTTTATCACCTCTGTAACCTGCTATGCTGAGGCGAGCAATGAAAGCAGAGTTCCAATCTAGATCAAAACTACCATAGCGAGGATTTTCTGGATCGAGGTCGACCTTGAGTATCTGTACATATGGTTCATTACGTTCAGTTGCTAGATCT